TCGGTGCGAGGAGGTGACGCTGCCATGGATTATATGAAGCTGGTGGCGGACCTCTGCCAGATCATTGACCGCCAGAATGAAATCACCAAGGCCATGGCGGTGCAGCTGGGACAGCGCGACGCCCTCCGGTATGAGGAGGAAATGGCGGCGGTTCGGCGGGACTACGATACCGCCATGGGGGAGGTGGATCCGTGAAAAAACTAATTGAAACGCTGTCCACCGTGAGCGTAGGCCAGGCGCTGACTGGCGGCGTCACCGTGGTGGCGCTGGTGTCCGTGTTTATCGAAATTACACCGGTGAAGATCAACCCGGTTTCCAAGTTTCTGGCCTGGCTGGGGCGGAAGATCAACAGCGAAGTGATCGCCAAGGTGGACAGGCTGGAAACCGAGGTGCAGGCCATGAGGAAAGCGGACGGAGAGCAGGAGGCCATAAACTGCCGTTACCGGATCCTACGGTTCGGGGACGAAGTAAAACACGGCACCCGGCACAGTCAGGAACATTTTGAGCAGATCCTGGCCGATATTGACGCCTACGAAATCTATTGCAAGGATCACAAGGATTTCAAGAACAACAAAACCAAAGTGACCACGGAGCGGATCCTGGACGTTTACCGCAAGTGCGTGGAAACGGACGATTTTTTGTAATGGGAGGAAGCCGTGAAAATCTTTATTGTGGCCGCGGCGGCGTGGGCTGCCGGTGCCCTCCTGGGTTATTTCGTGGCCCGGCTGGCGTATAAGCACCTGCGGAAGCGTCTGCGGACGCTGCGGCAGGAACGGAAGCCGCCTAAAAAGAAAATGGGCACCATGGACAGGATCCTGGTTCTGGAAGCGGTTTTCCTGGTGGCGTACACGGTGGCCGATCTGGTGGTTTTCTGGCACACCGGATCCGAGCCTGCCACGCTGACCGGCTGCGTGTTCGGCGTGTGCGGCCTGGAAAACGGCGTCATGGGCTGGATCAAGACCAACAAGGACAAGGCGGCGGAGGCCGTCGGAACGAGCGGGAGCGGCACCCAGCCGCCCCCGGAGGAACCGCCCGCGGGCACCGGCGAACCACCGGACGCGGGCCTGTGAGGAGGTATAAACAAGCATGACCGGAAACGAACTGCGCCGAAAGGTGGCGGACATTATCAACGCATGGGACGGAGCAACCAGAGGCAGCGCCAAGCACCTGGAGATCCTGAACATCTACAACAACCACAAGCCGCTGGCAAGAGGTTACCGCGTACAGGTGGGTGACGCCCATTGTGCCACCACGACCTCCGCGGCGTACATCAAGGCAGGGATCGCGGAGTACACCGGGACGGAGTGCGGCGTGGGAAAGTACGTCGAGATCGCCAAGAAAAAAGGGATCTGGACGGAGAACGACGCATACACCCCCAAGGTGGGCGACGCCTGCGTGTACGACTGGCGGGACGGGGCCAACTACGCCACCACCGACAACACCGGCGCACCGGATCACATTGGCATTGTCACCAAGGTGGGCGGCGGCACCTTTGTGGTCACAGAGGGAAACATGAACGGCGGCAAGGTGGGCAAGCGCACCATGAAAGTGAACGGGCGGTATATCCGCGGTTTCATTACCCCGGACTTTGACATGATCGCCCGGAAACTGGGCGGTACGTCCGGCGGGACGGCGGACAAGCCAATGAAACCGACGGCCCAGGCGGCGGGTACATACACCGTAAAGAGCGGCGACACCCTTTCCCGTATTGCGGCGGCCCACGGCACCACCGTGGCCAAACTGGTGGAGATCAACGGCATTAAAAACCCGAACCTGATCCGCGTGGGCCAGGTCCTCCGCCTGCCCGGCGGAGCCGTCAAGTACACCGTTGTGGCCGGGGACACCCTTTCCCGTATCGCCGCGAAGTACGGCACCACCGTGGCCAAGCTGGCAGCAGACAACGGGATCAAAAATCCGAACCTGATCCATGTGGGCCAGGTTATCACCATCAACAAATAATTTTGCCGGAGGTGCTGGAATGGTTATTATCAAGGCGCTGGCCTGGGCGCTTTCCCTGGCCGCTGTGGTCACCTGGCTGGTGGCCCTGGTACGCTGGGACGGTTCGATCCCCTGTGATCGGAGCCAATGCGAAAGCTGCCCATTTCCGCGGTGCCACGAAAATGGCCAGGACAGCACCGGGCAGGAATGAGAGGTAAAAATGGAACAGACTATTATCCGCCTGGCCATTGGCCTGGTTCTTCTGGTGGCTGTCAACGTCGTGCTGGGCAGCCTGAACGCCCTTTTTGACGGGACTTTCGACCGTATCAAATGCCGGAACGGCGTCATTAAGGGGATCATTATTGCCGCCTGTTTCGTCGCTTTCTATGTAGCGGGACGCCTGAACCCCGATATTGTGGCAATCGACATTGACGGCGAAACGGTCAACGTGGCAACAGCCGCCAACCTGGCCATGGTGACGGCCTATGTGCTGTATGCGAAAGACGTTTTTTCCAAGCTGTCCAAGCTGGTTTTGAGCAAAACGAGCGGGACGCCGGAGCAGACCGGCGGAACCACGCCGCCCGCATTGGAGGAACCGGCGGACGCGGCGGAGGCCACCGCAGCAGAATAAAAAAGGAACCCCGGCGCCGCCCTGGCGTCGGGGTTCTTCTGCGGGTCACCTGCTGGCAGGCATGGCCCGCATGACTGTTTTTCTGCTGTATTCATCGGTGAGGACTAACACCACACCGCGCCGCCCGTCAGCCAGCGGGACCGTGACCGCCTCCAGCGTAACCGCCGGGGAAACTTTCGCTTGCTTTTCCATTCTCATTTCCTCCCGTTGAATAGTTTACGGAACAGCCGTCGGAGCGGGACAAAAACCGCCACAAACACGGCCAGCAGGATCAAGTATTTCATGGTAAACCCTCCCTATTGACATTTTGATGGATTTCTTTTATATTTGGGGTGCGGAGGTTCGGGCCTCCGCACCCCTGGCCTTTACCAGTTCAGCAGTTTTTGAACCGCCAGAACGATAAGGCCGGAGATTGTGCCTGCCAGAATGTCAGCCGCTAACTGTTTTCTGGCCTGCGCCGTCGGTCTACGCCGACGGCGTTTTTTCTTTGCCATATCAACCACCCCCTTTCTGATTATTATTATATACTTGCGTAAGATAAAAAGCAAGACGGAATACTGCACAAATATACTTGCGTGAGTTTGTATATATTATATACTTGCGTAAGTTGAAATAATCTGATACAATACAGAAAAAGGAGGCGATCCCATGGAAAAGAAAACAGGGACGGCGGCGACCAAGGCAAAGAACAAGTATAACGCCGCGAATTATGAGCGTCTTTACCCGTTTGTGAAGAAAGGGAAAAAAGAGAGATACCAGAAAGCGGCGGAAGCTGCTGGGTTCAGCCTTAACGAGTTCATGGAAAAGGCTATGGACAGCCTGGCGGCGGAGATCCTGGGAGAATAAAAAGCATAAGCCCCCGACGCACACAGCGCCGGGGGCGTTTCGGCGTTTGCCCTCCAGAGTGTTCAATATTTTTCGGTGCTGATTATTAACACGGGTTCGTGGAAACCTATGTGTTAATATCAAGAAAACTGCTGAACATTACCACGCGCCTGGAGGGCTGCCCATGAAAGCGTATGATTTCCACGGGAAAAGAAATATATGCGGTGACCGGATCCGGGAGGCCCGCCTGCGGGCGCGGCTGTCACAGTCTGATCTCTGCCGGCGTCTGCAACTGGCTGGTGTCATTGTGGAGCGGGACGTGATAAGCAGGATCGAAAACGGCGGCAGGTTTGTGGCTGACTTTGAGGTGGTGGTGATCGCGGACGTTCTGGAGGTTTCCGTGGACTGGCTGCTGGGCAAAGAATAGGACGGCGTGGAGTGCTGTATGCACCGCGCCGTCCATATTTTTTTGAAAGTGAGGGCACGGGCATGAAAGGATATAAGCACCTGACGGAGTTTGACCGGAACAAGATCGCCAGAATGAGAAAAGAGGGCGCCACCATGCGCGAGATCGGCGCGGCCCTGCACGTCAGCGCCGCCACTGTCTGCCGCGAGATCAAACGCGGGACATACACCTACATGAACGCGGATTATATCGAAGTGACCGAGTACATACCGGAGCGGTCACAAGCCCGCTACCGGGCCAACATGGCGGCCAAGGGCGGCCCCCTGAAAATTGGAAGTGATCGCCGGTACGCCGAAACCCTGGAGGCGCTGATTGCTGACGACAATTACAGTCCGGAGGCAGCCCTGCATGAGATTGAGAACCACCCGGAAAAGTACGGCAGCTTTGAAACGCGGATCTGCCGCCAAACCCTTTATGCCTATATTGACAAGGGAGTTTTTCTCCGCCTGACCAATAAGGCGCTGCCGTTCAAGGGTTCCCGGCGGAAGAAGAAAACCAAGCACGTCCAGCGGGCGAAACAGCAGCCCAAGGGTGAGAGCATAGAAAAGCGCCCGCCGGAGATCGACGGGCGCCAGGAGTTCGGCCACTGGGAAATGGATCTGGTGGTTTCCTGCAGGGGCGGGCATAAGTGCCTCCTGGTGCTGACCGAGCGCGTCACCCGCATGGAGGTGATCCGCCTGATCCGCGATAAATCCGCGGCCAGCGTCGTCCGTGCGCTGGACACCATGGAACGGAAATGGGGCACCCGCTTCCCGCAGGTATTCCAATCTATTACCATGGACAACGGAAGCGAGTTTGCGGACTATATCGGGATCGAACGGTCCGTATATAAACGCTGTGAGAGCAAGCGCACCCGGACATATTACTGTCACCCATACTGCAGTAGTGAGCGAGGAAGCAACGAAAAACAAAACCAGATGATCCGGCGGAAGTTCCCCAAGGGAACAAACTTTGATAAGGTCACCCAAAAAGACGTGGAGGCGGTGGAAAGCTGGCTGAACAGATACCCCCGCCAACTGCTGGGCTGGGCCTCTGCCGGGCAGCTGTTTGAGGGCTATTTGCAGACCGTCTAAAAATATTTTTTCGTTTTGTTACACTTTCCTATTGACATTTGCCTCCGAAAATGCTATCAATAAGAGTAACAAAGGGAAATCCCTTGTTACTCTTATTTTTTTGTCGCAATCGGAGGTGAAAAAGCCATGAGCGAAAAATACATTAGCCCCGCCGAACGGGAGTATATCGCCAAGGCGTGGCGCAATTACGCGAGTGTGGCGGAGATCGCCACGCACCTGGGGAAATCCAGAAAAACGATCTACGCAGAATTACGGAGAGGCCAGGACGGTGAAAAGCTGGACCGGAACCAGCGCCCCGCCTATGACCCGGAACTGGCGCAGCGCCGTTTCCAGGCTAACCTCCGACGCAGAGGCAAGCCCCAGCAGGCGAGCACCTGATACGGACGCGAGAGGAGAACGCCATGGGCGACAGAAGCACAGCCATTTCCGCGGCGGAGGTGGCGGACGATAGGACGGAGATCGCGGCGGCGGTCAAAGTGGCCAAGGCTTTCCGGGACAAGCTGGAGGCCGCCGGGATCTCCTACCACAAATTGCTGGCGCTGGAGGAAGCGCGGCGCGACATGAACGACCTGGCCCACCATATCCTGCTGGGCTGGGAGAATGGGGAGGGCTTTCCACATGAATGAAAACACCATGCTGGTGCCACAGATGGGCATAAACACGGAGCAGGCCACGGCAAACTGTGAGGAACTGGCCAAGGCGATCCGCGAGATTACGGCGGGCGTTCTGACCACGGTAAACAGTTTCTGCAGATGGATCCAGCGGGCGGCGGCGGAGGTGGCAGCACAGCAGGAAATGGAAATGGCGCTGCGCTGGGCGTCGGTTGACAACCGACCGCTTTATAACCGCTACCGCCACACCAAAAAGAAGCGGATCCGCAAGAAGTACGCCAAGCGGATCCTGGAGTGGTACAGAACGGAGGTGGCCCCGTGTTGAGGCTGAAAGCTAACAAAACCAGCCTTTACAATCTGGTGGCGACATACAAGCCCCTGCCGGGTATGCGCCGCGTGGATTTCCAGAAAGCGAATGGCCGCCCGGACTACTGGCTGGAATGGACGACGGACGACGGCCACACGAAAGCGTTTCTTTCCTCCTCCCTGGGGTGCCCGATCCTGACGATCACGACGCACGACGCGGCGGGCGGGCAGCTGTACCATGAGGCGCACCGCCTTTCCGTTGAGGGTCTGCGGGAGCGCGGCATGGTGGAGGAAGTCACCACCGCCATGGAGAGGAGGCGGCAGGCACATGGCTGACCATATCCCCCTCCCCGCCAAACAGTACAGCGTGATCTATGCGGATCCGCCGTGGGCATATTCCCAGGGAGGGAACACGAAAAGTTCCCACGGGATTGCAAAACAGCATTACCCAACCATGACCACCGCGGAAATATGCGCCCTGCCGGTCCGCGAAATCGTCCGAGGGGGGGCGGCCTGCTTTATGTGGGCAACGTTCCCTAATATCACGGAGGCCATAAAGGTCATGGAGGCGTGGGGCTTTACATACAAAACCGCGGCTTTTGTGTGGGTCAAAAAGAACCGCAAGCAGGGCGGCAATTTCATGGGGCTGGGTGCCTACACCCGCGCAAACGCGGAGGTTTGCCTGCTGGGCGTCACGCCGGGCTTTAAGGCAAAGACGCAGATCCGCGCCCACAATGTCCACCAGATCATAGAAGCCCCGTTCGAGGGGCACAGCAAGAAACCAGACGAAACCCGCCGGCGGATCGTGGAACTGCTGGGCGACGTGCCCAGGCTGGAAATGTTCGCCCGCCAGAGGGCTGACGGCTGGGACGCCTGGGGCAACGAAGCCCCGGAAGCATAGGAGGAACGGCAAATGTCTGATTTTTTAGAAAGAAACGGCCTGCAAACCGTGGGCCAGCATTTTAAGGATCTGTTTCTGGCCAGCGTACACCGCGCCGGTGCGGAGGAACTGCTGGAGCGGCTGGAGAATGAAACGGACTTTTTCGAGGCCCCGGCGGGAGCCAAGCACCACGGCGCTTTCCCCGGTGGCCTGGTTATTCACAGCCTGAACGTTTACCGTCGTCTGCGGGAAATCACGATCCGCGACCTGACGCCCAGGGACGCGCTGGGGCCTGCCCCCATCTCCGAGCGGGAGGAGGAAACCGTGGCGATCCTGGGGCTGTTGCATGACGTGTGCAAGGCAGGCGTGTACCACATTGAAAGAAAACGCCGCAGGAACCCGGAAACGGGTGTGTGGGAGGACTACCTGGGTTATACGTTCCGGGATCCCCTCCCCCTGGGGCACGGAGAAAAGAGCCTGTACCAGATCGCCCGGTTTATCCGGCTGGAGGATCACGAAGCCCTGGCAATCCGCTGGCACATGGGAGCCTATGACACGGCGGCCCGTACAGACCTGCGGGACCTGTCCGCGGCCATGGACGCAACGCCATGGGTGTGGCGGCTGCATGAGGCTGATATGTGCGCCGCCCATATTGACGAAAGGGGCACGGACGAATGACAAAGCTGTTATGTAAGCCCTGCGCCGTCGATCTGGCAGCCAGGGGTAAGACTGTAAAACCCGTTGCGCAGAGGTGTGAGAAAATCACCTGTTCGGAGTGCGGACGCCGCCGGTTCGGTATCACCTATGAGGTGACCGGGCGGGCCACCAGAAAAAAGGAGGTAACGAAGAAATGAGCCAGAAAGGCGAAAAATACGCCCGCCGCATGGAGCGGCGCGTGGACAAGCTGGAGCAGGACGTGGCGGCCATCACCACCGAGCAGACCACCCAGGGGGTGCGGATCTCTGCCGTGGAGGACGATCTGGCCGTTTACCGGGCGGCGGTGTCCGCCCGTGAGTTGAAACAGGCCGCGGCGGAGGTCAAGGCGGCCAAGGAGCGCAGAACCGCCCGCGCGGCGGAGCGGGAGCGCAAAGCCCGCCGACGCAATAAGGTTCTGGCCTTTATCGCCCTGGCGCTGTTCGTTGCCGTCTGCGTGGTCATGGTGGCCAAGGCGTACAGCGAGGAACCGGCGGCGGAACCTGCCACGCCGGAAGCGTCGGCGGCCCCGGCGGCAATCCTGCCCGCGGAACTGCTGTTCACCGCGGCAGAGGAAGAATACATGGAGGACCCGCAGGAAACGGAAAAGATCGAGGAGGCGCTGCTGGCGCAGGGTTATTTCTCCCTGGCGGTTCCTATGCCATACGAATGGCAGGACTACATGAGGACGTACTGCGAGGAATACGGCTGCCCCTATCCTCTGGCCCTGGCGGTGGCACAGACGGAAAGCAATTTCGACATGGACGCCGTGGGCGCTTCTGGTGAGGTGGGGATCATGCAGTTAAACCCAGGCCCCGGCGGTTCCTACCATGCGGAGATCCAGGCGGCCACGGGGCTGGATCCCACCACCGCCTCCGGGAATATCGCGGGCGGCTGCTACAAGCTGGGCCTGTATCTGGCTAAGTATGGCAGCGCCGAAAAGGCCGCCATGGCCTACAACATGGGCGAGGGCGGCGCGAGAAGCGCATGGGACAGCGGGATCACCTCCACCGACTACTCCAAGGCAGTCAAGGAGGCCATGGAAACATGGGAATGTACGGTGAACGCCTGGGGCGGGGTGTAACCCGCGAGGCCGCCCGCAAGTATGAAACGTCTGTGACGGAGCGGGCACGGCGGGAA